GGGCCATAAACCTAGCGAACACATTAGCCAAAAGCTTAAATTCAACCTTTTGTGAATAATGCAAGCGCTTGTGAATCGCAGACATAACTTTTGTGCCGCGCTCCATAATCGCCATAGTTGTGCCTACAGGTGTTTCTCCACCCATCTCAGCTACTTTCATGTCAGCTAAAGAGGCAAATCTACGACCAGAATCAACAAGCGTTCCTAAAAGCGAATAAAGCGTCTGTGAAGGCTCTTTAAACGGAAGTGTCATGAGCGATTGGCGGATGTCCATACCTGCGACATCAATATCACGAAACTCACCGGGATTTAGTGGTTCGTCTTCATCGCGGATACGAGCGCCACGAGCCTTGAACCCCGCAGGGAGGTTGGACAGGGTGCCAGCATCAATTAGCTGTCTTAACAAGCTCGTTGCTGCTTGAGACAGTCCGCCAATCATATGTGTAAGGCCAAAGCCGTAAAAACCTAAACCAGGCAAAAACTTGTAATGCACAAAATAAGGCTTAGAACGGCGCAAAGGATCTGTCTCATCATAATTACGGCGAATCGCCAGAACTTTGCCACTTTTTTCTACAATTGTTACGATATATGGAAGCTTTAATTCAGTCTCTTCACCGTTTGCATCCACATCTTTAAAACCAGATAAATCTAAATTTGTGTGAACTTCATACAGCGTTACTTCTTCACTGGACCCTGATGGAGAAATACCCTGTATTTCATCTATGGTTTCTTTCACATCAGAGTAATCTTCATCTCCATAGCCATCTCCAGGCAGGTCTATATCAGCGTAAAAGCCTGTAAGCTGTAGCTTTCTTATCTCATTTTTATCCATCTTAACAACATGCGTAATGCGTGTTGCTGATGCTAAATCAGTTGCGCTGTAAGGAACAATGAGATCTTCAGCGTGAACAAATTTAGATACGGCTCTTTGCAAAAGAGGGTCAAAGTAAATCTTTTTAAAAGTAGAACCTATGATGGGAAGGTAAAAAAGCATTTGGTCCAGTTCAGGATCATACTCCTCCATTTCATAAGTAATCTGATAATTCATATAGTTCTTAACACGTTCAGATTGCGCTAAGACCTCTTTGTTCTGATCGCCAATTATCTGTGTGCGAACAGGTCCGCCAGCAGGCAATAACTCACGATAAGCCTGCGCTTGAAACTGTGTAACTGATTCGGCTAAAAGAGGATGAACTACACCAGACGCGCCTTCAAATGGCTGCGATCTGTCTTCATAATTCATACCAAGAAGATCAATGCCTCTTTTGTAAACTTCTTCCCAATCCTCACGAGATGACAAGTCATCTTCAATCTCACCAACCAAGTCAGAGGCGATAGCTGTGGTTTCTGCCTCATCCATAAAATCAACTAGGTTAGAGTTAAAAGGTATCTCTACTGGCACTTCTGCTGCCATCATTTCTTCAGTGATATCACCAACAATAACAGAGCCATCGTCCATTGTTACTTGACCGGGCTGCATTGCCATTTCTATGACATCAATTTCAGCCTGCTCTTGAGGATTCATTGGCACTACATTATCGTTGCCTGAACCGATACCTTTTTCAATTGCCATTAGTCTAAATCCTTATTATTAATCACAACGCGCAAATTCGGGCCTTCTGGTTTTGGCTTTGGTATACCTGCCCCTGCCAAATCACGCTGCATTCCTGTCTGACGCTCGTACAGTATATCTCTTATTTGGTCATCTGTCATATCATCAGTAATGCCAATGCTTCTGTAATATTCTTTTTTGCGGTTATCCATAGCCAAGCGGTTTCTCTCAGTACGCATATCGCTTACAGCCTGTGCGGTTTCATCTCTGCGCTTCTTCGCAGCGCCAACACCAAACTCATAAATATCGTCTGCTGTTTTTGAGATTTTGTTAACCATGTCGTTGGAACTAACAAAAAGCCCAAAGCTGCGCTCAAAGTCTTCAATGGTTTCAGGCAACTCTTGAGCGATAATCTCGCCCATATTCACTTTTTCGCCACGCTCTTGAGCCTTCATGCGCTCGTACATAATGCGGTCCTGAAATGTGTCGAAAAATCCATCGGCGTCCATAGGCTCGAAGCCGTTGTCAGTCGCACCAACAAAGCCATCTTCAATGTCATTGCGAATGGTCTGAAACGAGTCCTCAAGACCCAGGTAATCCATTTCTTCTTGATATACTTCTTGGCCCTGTTTAGAGATTGCTTTGTCTCTTTTTGCTCGAGCCTGAAGAAAGTTATCAGAAGGGCCTGAAACAATCTCGCCCTCCAAAGCTTTTCTAGGCTTTGGCGCAGGCAATAAACCAGCAGGCTTTTGTGGCCCTTCTAATACCTTCATTATGCCAGATGAAGGCGTTGAGTCAGATGAGGCGGCGCGGCGAGTGGAGGGCACTCTCGCCCCAGACAAAGCTGAAGGGCTTGCTCCTGCTAACAGACCAGCCGCTTGACCCAGCCCATAGATATCTCTTTTGATACCAGTTAAGCCTGTTGCAGCTTCTACGCCCTCTGCAACTGCGCGAAGCCCAGACTCCCCAGCTCTGCCAACCGCATCAATTACATCAAGAGGGCCGCCAACCAAAACCCTGTTCGCCCCTTGCAAAAAAGACAATCCGTCACCGTCTCCAAAAACACCAGGAGCAGCTTTAAATAACTGGCTGCTCATACTTGGTGATTTTTTAAAATCAAACGGCTCTAAAATGTCATCTTTTGTTGACACTTAATGCCTCCTTTTACAGCGTTGGAACGAACAACCTGACGCTCTGAGTGGAGGGTTCTCTCACGCCAAGCCTAGAATGAAGGGCTTCACCTTGGCTAAAATTGCTCGCCCCAACCTCAAATAACATCACGAAATACCCTTAAACTTACCACCACGGCCAGGCATAACAGCTCCGCCGCCACGAAAATTTGATATGGCCTTCATTTCTTTTTTTGACATGCCTTCGTAAACACTTCCTTCAGCGCCTTTTTTTACAGCTAACTCTTCTGCAGTTCCAGCTTGATTTACAAGTTTACGAGTTGACGGTTTAGTTTTTGTGCCAGCAATGTACTTTTCAAAAAATGTTTGTCTTCTTACAGGAATATTAATACGCTGGTTTTTTCTGATTTTATTTAAATCTTCAATTTGAGGGTTTTCTTTTTTCAAAGACTTTAACGTAACACCTAAAGAATTAGCAATGTCGCTTAACGTGCTACTCTTATCTCCAAACTTTCCAGCTAAAACTCCAAAAGTAGCATCTTCTGTTTTCTGCTTGGCCTCCTTCTTCTTTTGAATTATTTGCTTTTCATAATCCGTTAAAGGGTTATCTTTTGTGCCTTTTGTGCGCGGCTTTAAAGAACCTCTAAATAATTTATTTGCCATCATAAAACCCCTTTAAACTTACCACCACGACCGTTAAGAACAGCGCCACCATAGCGCTTTTTAGTAATCGGAAAATTTTGAATGCCTTTTTGCTGATTATCTATCATCTTAATGTGAGCATCATACTCATCACCATACTGATTTTTTAAATCACCACGCAAAATCCTTCTAAGCTCCGCTTTGGTAAATTTATCCAGAATATCAGCCACGATACATACCTTGTGCTTTACGAGGAGAAACAGCCCCGCCTTTAGCTTTTTTAATAGGCTTTGGCTTCTTTGACCCACCACCTTTTATAGTAGTGTCCTTAGAGTTTCCAAGGCCAGCAAGATAAGAATCAAGAATATCGCCACCCATGTCCATCGACTTATATGTTGGGGTTGGTCTTTTGACATCTCCGCCCTCCGCTTTGTAGTCTGGCTCTGGCAAGTCTTCAAATTTCTTTTTAGCGTATCTTTCTGCTTTTTTCTCGTCACCCTTATAAAGCTCTAAGCCTTCTTCAAAGAGGTTTTCAAGAATTGCTTCATTGTATTCATTGCTCATCACTTTACCCCAGAGAACTTGCCACCGCGCATAGCAGCACCCATGCCACGGCAACTGCCAACAGCACCACCCGCTTCATATTTCTGAGCAAGGTCAGGGTCCATTTTCTGCTGAACGCCTTCAGGCAGCTTGGAAAATCCTTTAAATTTTGCAGGAACAGCTTCGCCACCTTCTTTAAACTTCCCGTAGTCATAATCATCTTCAGCCATTGCCTCAAGATTTTTTATTCTCTCTTCGGCGGCATTTATTCTGTTTTGACTACCACTTTTTTTAGCCTTTGTAAGTTCTGATTTAGCATTTTCCATGCGGGTAAAAAGGTACTTTTCTTTTGCCATCAGTAATACTCCCGTTTCCTATTAAATTCACGGTAATCGTCTTCATCATAATCAGAGGGAGTAATGATAAATCCACCCTGCCTGAACCTGAGTATAGCCTGTGTCATCGAATCAGCCAAGTCATCATGTTCACCGTTGGGAAATGAGGCACATTCCTCAACCACTTCCTCAGCAAAATTCATATCAGGTCGCCACACCATACCAGACTCAAAAACAGGCGCACAAGCATTCATCCGTGTGAACTTATCCGCCCCTCTTGAAGGGGTAAAGGGCGTGACAGGCACCCCCATTCTCCGCAGTTCTTGGGTGAGGGGCATACCACTGGCCTTTTGTTCAATAAGCACCATGTCTGGCTCAAACTCTGTATATAAATCTTGGGCAGCGTCTTTAAGTTCTGGAAAATCCCATCGACCTCGCTGCGCGTCAAGTAAGATGATGGCCTCGCCGTCTCCATCCACAGGTTCAAAAATGCCCCAAGTAGTAATAGCAGAGTAGTCCGCCCTCTCTGACTTAGAGAAGGCTGTGTCGTATGATTGTATGATGTACGAACAGGCAGGCGGGCTACCACTATCCCAAACATTCCACCACTCCCTCTTGATAATCGCCCCTTCTTCGGCTGTTGGATTTTGTAAATACTGAGAGTTCCATTTAGAAACAGGAATAGATGCTTTAACAGCGTCTAATTCTTCTCGTTTCCAGTATTCGGGCCACAACACGTTGTCTGAATCTGGAAATATCGCCGGGAACTCCACAACATCCCATTGATCCGCCCCGCCCTCGGCCTGCTTCTGCAACACTTTCGCCGTTAAATCCCGTATACTCCACCGTGTCATCACGATGATTATTGACCCGCCTGGCTGGAGTCTTTGTCTTGGGCCTGATGTGTACCATTCGTAAATATTATCGAGTGCGGTAGGTGATAACGCATCCTGTTCAGATACAGGATCATCAATGATACACAAGTCAGCACCACGACCAGCGAGCGCACCACCGACACCCACGGCATAATACTCGCCCCCTTTGGATGTAGACCAACGACCAGATGCTTTCGCATCACTAGCTAACGCTAAATCAGGAAATATGTCACGATATATTTCACTGTCGATAAGGTTCTTAACTTTACGACCAAAACCAACAGCTAACTCAGCCGTGTGCGTTGCCTGAATAACCTTTGTATTTGGATTGCGTCCCATAAGCCATGCAGGAAACAAATATGACGCAAACTCAGACTTTGTGTGTCTGGGCGGCATATTAATAATTAACCGCTTTATCTTGCCTTCAGCCACTTTCTGTAGCTTTTCAGCGTATATCTTGTGATGATTGCCCTCAATAAATGTAGGCCAGACATGTTTTACAAAAGTTATAAAATCGCTTTGCGACTCATCCCTTTTAGAAACTTCCTCTAGCCTGCCTACAAACTTACTAAGTTCTTGAACCTCATCGTCAGTAAGAAACTCAAGAGGTATGTCAAAGTTTTGGTTCATTCATCTTATCTGCCGCCGCCCAACAACTTTAAAAAATCATCAGCCGCGCTGTTTATATT